TTACATTCAGGGTATCTTGCCTAGCCAATACAATTTAGGCAACGCAACTATTGCTACATGCACACCTACAGAGTTCACAGTAGAAAATCCCGCTACAGGTTTGTACATTCAAGGCGGTAGCGCATTAAGCGCGGTGGACATTACAGGCTATGAGGCTAAGTTGCAGTTGCGCTCGCTACCTAACGATACAACCGCAGTTTTAACACTGACTGAAACAGATGGCATTACAATTGACGGCTCAACAGGTACATTGGCAGTACATGCAACAGCCGCACAAACGGGCGCAATAATTGCTGGGCCGTACTATTATGATCTTGAAATAACTTCACCTACTGGTGTTGTAACACGCATTGCCCAGGGCCAAATCGCAGTAAACGCAGAGGTGACAAGATGACATACAACCCAAATAACTTTCTTAACAATCCTAATCCTGCGGGAACTCCTAATGTCATTGTTGTAACACCTGGCCCTGTTGGTTCACAAGGTATTCAAGGCGCTTCAGGTACATCAATCACAATTCTTGGTTCATACCCTGATTACGCCGCATTAATTGCCGCACACCCAACTGGAAATGTTGGAGATGGTTATTTAGTACAAGGTGATTTGTATGTATGGAGTGCGACATTACCAGGGTGGGATAATGTGGGAAACATTCAAGGCCCACAAGGTATTCAAGGAACAGTTGGCCCACAAGGTACAGCGGGTGTTCAAGGTTTTGGTTTTGCGCAAGCACAAGGTACACAAGGTTTACAAGGCCCAATTGGTGCGCAAGGTGTGCAAGGAACAACAGGCACACAGGGTTTAACTGGTATTCAAGGTTTACTTGGTAATCAGGGTACAACAGGTGCGCAAGGAACTATTGGCACTCAAGGTGCAACAGGCACACAAGGTTTACTTGGTATTCAAGGAACTGTTGGAGCGCAAGGAACAACTGGAACACAAGGCGCTGAAGGTACTCAAGGTTTAATTGGTATTCAAGGACACATTGGCGCACAAGGAACACAAGGAACAATTGGTGTTCAAGGTGCTATTGGTACACAGGGCGCAATTGGCACACAAGGCATTGAAGGTATGCAGGGTGTACAAGGTACAACTGGTTCTCAAGGTGCTATTGGTTTAACTGGATCACAAGGAACTCAAGGTTTAACAGGCGCACAAGGCGTTGAAGGATTGCAAGGTATTCAAGGCATCACAGGTTCACAGGGAACAGATGGTGTTCAAGGCTTTGACGGTACACAGGGCATACAAGGTGTTGAAGGTGTACAAGGTGTACAAGGACTTGAGGGCATACAAGGTTTTGACGGCACACAAGGAACTCAAGGTGTACAAGGCACAACAGGTTCACAGGGCATTGAGGGAATTCAGGGCCACACTGGTGCGCAGGGTACAACTGGCACACAAGGAATAACTGGATCTCAAGGACTTGAGGGTATTCAAGGCCATACAGGTGCGCAAGGCTTTGACGGTATTCAAGGTGTTGAAGGCATACAGGGAATTCAAGGACTTGAAGGATTGCAAGGAACTCAAGGCACTCAAGGGGTGCAAGGTGTTCAGGGTGTTCAAGGCACTGATGGAATTCAAGGTATTCAAGGTTTAGCAATTCAAGGAACAGCGGGATCTTCTGTAACAATTCTTGGTTCTTATCCAACATTGACAGATTTACAAACTGCACACCCAACAGGCAATGTTGGTGATGGTTACATTGTTGATGCTGACGGTGATCTTTATGTGTGGAGTGAAAACACAAGCACATGGGATAGCGTTGGTCAGATTGTTGGCCCACAAGGAACTACTGGCACACAAGGATTGCAAGGTGTTCAGGGAATTACTGGATTGCAAGGTGTTGAAGGTGCGCAAGGTATTACAGGTGCGCAAGGAACAACAGGAACTCAAGGCTTAGAGGGTATTCAAGGCATTGAGGGGCTTCAAGGTTTAGAGGGTGCGCAAGGTACTCAAGGAATTCAGGGAACAACTGGATCACAGGGCATTGAAGGATTACAAGGACTTGAGGGCGCTCAAGGTATTGAGGGAATTCAAGGAATTACAGGCGCGCAAGGAACTACTGGACTACAGGGAACTACAGGCGAGACAGGCGCACAAGGTACTCAAGGAGTTCAAGGACTTGAGGGGCTACAAGGAGTTCAAGGCACTACAGGCGCACAAGGTTTAGATGGCTTGCAAGGTACAGACGGTGCAGATGGAGCGCAGGGAACTCAGGGAACTGAAGGACTGCAAGGATTAGAAGGCGCTCAAGGCACTCAAGGTATTCAAGGACTTGTTGGTATTCAGGGAATTGAAGGAACTCAGGGAACTCAAGGTTTAATTGGATCTCAAGGAACTACTGGTAGTCAGGGCATTGAAGGACTGCAAGGAATTCAGGGGCTTGAGGGTATTCAGGGAACTACTGGATCACAAGGATTAGAAGGAACTCAAGGAGCAACTGGAACACAGGGCTTAACAGGTTCTCAAGGTACAACTGGTGAGACTGGTATTCAGGGAACTCAAGGCACAACAGGTATTCAAGGTGCAACAGGAACTCAAGGAGTTCAAGGCCGTCAAGGTACTCAGGGTATTCAAGGTACTCAAGGTTTGCTTGGTACTCAAGGTTTGCAAGGAACATTAGGAACACAAGGAACTACTGGATCACTTCCTACAATTACATTTAACGCGCAATCAATTGCTTACACATTAGTTGCAGGAGATGTAAACAAATGGGTTACACAAAGCGGTACTGCAAACATTACTGTTCCTTCAGGAACATTTAGCACTGGCCAGGTTATTTATGTACAGCGTATTGGTGCAGGTGCGGTTTCTATTGTGGCAAGCGGTGTGACATTTACATCAAATGGATCTGCAAGCCCAGTGTTACGCGCTCAATACAGTTCTGCATCAATTCTTTGTACTGGAACAAACACCTTTACAATTGTTGGAGACATTACCTAACCCACAACATACCTACATCTGCGGTAGGGCGTAAGTTGGCTACTTTCCAACCGCCGTCTATCCAATCGTCAGATGTAAGTTGATGCCAGGCTAATAATTGATTTGCGTTGTTTGCAATTAAGTGAAACCACTCTGTAGGTTCTTCTAAATGGTTCATAATGTATTGCGGTGCTACTTCCCTATAACCCAATGTAAATAAATAATCTAACTGATCCTCATGTTGGTGGATTGTTTCAAATGTCCACTCAAAACAAATCATGCCCCCGTAATGGCCCGTCATGCCTTTCATCACTTGCCACTCTGCACCCTCAACATCAATCTTGATCAAGTCAGGATTGCCGTATTTATCTGCGAGCGCATCAAGGGTAATTGTGTTTACCTCTACCTCACGGTAAGGCTTGCCTTTGTATGGCATGCCGTCTTTGGTTAGCCAATCTTTGCTGAGCGTACTCAAGCCATCTTCTTCTGCTTCATAAAACTTTAAGCGCTCGCCGTCTTTGTTGCTCACTGCCATTCTAAGAGGCACAACATCATTGTTGTAGATGAAGTTACCTACAAGGCGTGAAAATGCGCGTGGGGCGGCTTCTAAGGATATTACAAGGTATCCCTGAGATAACCCTGCAAGTGTTGCATCTCCACGATTAGCGCCAACATCAAATAGAAGCATTGGTAATCCTCTCAAGGTTATGTTTTACCGCTGACAAATAACCTGGATCTATCTCCATCTTTTCTAAACGCTTGAGCAATTCAATACTTTCATCTTTGCGCCCTATCCACCAGGCGCTTACTGCCTTTTCAAACAGCAATACATAAGAACTTTCATAACCCACATGAACAGGGAGCGGATTATGTAAATGATGACTCAATCCCATACATGCCCAGGTGTAGCACTCTTGCCATTGACCTAAACGCTCATAAAATTGAGCAAGCAAAAAGTACCCTTCAGGGCGATAAGGTAAAAAGGCAACAGCCTGCAATAAACAATTGCTCACGGTGGCATTACGGTCATTTTGGTCATCAAAACAATGGGCTACTTTGAGAAGTGAAGCATAAACCAGGGTGGGGTGTGACTCATGGCCATACTCTGCGGTGCGCAAATAGAAAGACACGGCTGAGGCTGTTTGGTTTTGCTTCTCGTACTCAACTGCCACATCAAAATTAAGCGCTGGATTGAATGGATCTTTAGATAGTTCTACAACTAATTCCTCAATTTTCATACGCTAGTGCCTCCATAATTAAATCCTCCACTACAACCCCAGGTACTTGCAAGACAAATGCGGCGTTATCCTGGAAACCAAAAGACACCAAAAGGTTACCTTTGTGAACCGCCGCCCCTACACAGAACTCAACGCGAGCATCTAAGAATGAAAATTCTTTACTTAGCCCTACAACATTAAGTTCTTGATCCCATAACACTAAACGGTGGCGATAAATAGCATCTTTTTGCTTGAGGTAATTCTTAAATAGATCTACTTCATGGGTAATTGAGATGTACATGTTGCCCCACCGTATGACCTGACTAGATCCGCGCTGATCTTTAGGCGCAACCGCTGTTTGTTTATGGAATACCTGTTCACACTCTCCACTAATGGGGTTGGCATAAACTAACTCTGTTGGCATTGTCCATTTGATGAAGTGATAAGGCTTATCAAGGACAGGTATCCAATTCTTCTCACAGTAAGAAGTATCAGGGGCAGGGGCTTTGATACGCACACGCCTAACCTCTTTGACTGCCCAATTATCCCAGTCAATCTCAATACGGCTGTACTCCATACGCCCTACGCCGTTGGTAGTGGTATCACGGCGAACCCCTACAAGGTAATAATCATCTAGCCACTGCACTACGCGGCAATCTTCCTCACCTACAAACTCCCACATGGGCGCTACATCTAATTCAGATGTATCCACTTTGGCGTGGTGAGTCATTTCAAGATCATCATTAAGACGGCACAAGTAATTAACCGTTACAAGGCGCTGATCTTTTTCAGGGTGCAGGTATGACAATGGCCCAAAACGGCTAGGAAACTTCTGCTCATTTTCTGCATGGTAAAGCGTGTAATTAACATGGCGCAGGTTTACAAGAATGTTGTCCTTGTCATCAATAAAGATTGACGGGTTCATTAGGCCAGTGCCGCTAGTCAATCCGTGTGGGATCACTAAAGGTGCTAGTTTGCCCCCGTAGTGAACTGCCTTCTCTACTAAGTTCATAATCCTTACAATACATGATGTTAGGAAAATCGCTATCATTGCAACACGCCTGATTTACAAGAGGCATAACAAGGGAGATACGCATGGGTCTGCGTGACCGTATCGCAAGAGTATTAGCAACTGGCAACATTGAAAAAGCCCCTAACCTACCTGCGGGTGCTACAACAATCGGCACTGACGCACTTATGGCCCAAACTGGTTTGGCTATGCAACAGACATACGGCAACAATGTCGCACTCCCACGCGCACCATTTAGCGCAACAGTTCCATTTGGCCCAGGCAACCCAATTATCCCAGGTGCAATTAACCCTG